GGAGCGCAGCTTGCCGGTGTCGAGCTCAGAGTCGAGCGCCAGGAAGATGACCTCGAGCTCCATCGCGGTGCCATCGCCGATGTCGTCGATGCGCATGAAGCTGGTGATGGGGGTGTCCCAGCGGATGGGAGCTACGTTCTGCGGGAACCAGGTCTGCCACGTCTTGATGGTCGTGGACTTCAGTTCGGGGTAGGTGTTCCGAATGACTGCCCATCGGGACCTACGGACACCGTCGTAGTAGGGTGCTTGAGCGATAGCACGCATGACGATTTCAGAGCAGCAGGCAGAGGACTTGCCGCTACCAACAGGCCCCATGAGACCTCGTACGAAACCGGAGTCGTGATGAAATTCGGAAGCGACAGGGCCAGGCGGATAGTAGTTGACCGCCCCTTCGTCGACATATTCGGCGACCTCGGTCATTCAGCCTTCGGCTTCGGGGCCGTGTTCAGGTTGAACGTGATGCCTTGAGCGCTGGTCTCGATCTTCACGTCCGACAGGTTTGGCAGGCTCTTGTCCATGAGGACTTTGATGGCCTGGACCTGCTGGGTCGAGAGATCGACTTTGCCCATAGCGCAGTCGGTCAAGCGGTTGATCAACGAGCTGACCTGGATTTTCTTTCGCACATCCTCTTGATGCGTCTTGCGGAGTCTTGCTGCCATATCAACCTCTGTGGTTATGTCGGTGGCTTTGCGAGGATTGTGGCTGGTGGTTTGAATGGCGGAAGGTGCTGGAATCGAACCAGCGCACCGGTTTCCCGATGACGGCTTAGCAAGCCGCTGCCTTAACCTCTCGGCCAACCTTCCGTGGTTGTGGCGGAGCCTGAAGGAATCGAACCCTCACCTGTCGCCAAGTGGCCGGGGGTTCAAGCCCCGTTTGTGCCCTGCACGCCAGGCTCCGAATTGGCATACCCCCAAGGACTCGAACCTTGACCAGCGGTTTTGGAGACCGCCGTGCTGCCGTTACACCAGGGGCACATGTGGCTGTCCGGGTAGGCATCGAACCTACGCACACCGCCTTAACAGGGCGGCGCTCTACCGACTGAGCTACCGGACAAAATCTTCAGGGGGATGATGGTGGGGGTGGAAGGATTTGAACCTTCTCGACTCTTGGTCAACGGGTTTACAGTCCGCCGCGCCTCACCATCTGCGCCGCACCCCCATGAGCGGGGGTGTCAATACGACGAGGATGTCGTACTACGCCAAGAGTTTGAATTGGTCTGGGTGACAGGGATCGAACCTGCGGCCTCACGCTCCCAAAGCGCGTGCTCTACCTTCTGAGCTACACCCAGAGAAGTCGGTCGCGGTTGAGAAACGGTTTGCATGGGACGAATTATATCGAGCTTTGGCGGTTTATCCCTGATGGCTAAACCAGGGTAAACCCTATAAATGGGTGACCCGTGACGTGGGTCAGTCGGCGTGGTCACCGGGCGAAAGGAAGTCGCGGAGAAACTCCCAGCCCACGCTGCGGTGGTTATCTCCCCACCAGCCGCTGGGGTCATGACACCCTCTGCAAGGCGCACAAATGCAGTGTGACTGGTGGTCCCTGACCGGGTCAAAACAAAAACCTGGCATGGTCTTTGCTGTATTAAGGTATATAAGGATAAAGGTATCCCATAGGAATACCGGTATCCTTAGACAATGTACTCAATAATGCGTAAGCATTATGGTTTTCTAACCTATGGTTATCCACGTAGTGGGATATAACCAGAATACCGTAAGGTAACCATAGGCTGGATACCGGTATCTACGGCGTCAAACCGGAATTTGACCGCGCTTGACGTGTTCGGCTGCGCCAGCAAAGGCCAGCAGGAGCTGCTTGGCCAGCTTCATCAGGTCGTCTTGACCCCCGAACTCACGCAGATCGAGCTCTGACTCGAAGGCATGAGGCTCACCGTAGACCAAAACGGTCCCGTGAAGCTTCACATGCCACGGCGCATAGACGAATTGAGTCGTCTCATCCACGCAAACTTCCCTCAACGGCTCGAACTGTCGCAGGAAACCCTGCATCTCAACGGCTGTCAGCATGTCTTTCTCCGGTTGTTGTGAAAAAAACATTCTGACCGGGGTTCCTTAAGGCCCCCCATAAGCTTTTTTCTGGGTCCGGTAGGGGGGTAGTACCAACCAACCCGTTTTGACGCAGCCAACGGCCTAAATAAGCGTCCTGGATAGGGTGTGAGTTCAGTTCACACCCCAGGGTAAGACTCGCACGAGTGATCCTATACGTGCTGGAGTCCTCATACCCCCCGGTATACCCCACGGTGTCCACTAGGCCACCCCCTCCAGCTCACCACCGTCCCTTCCTGATCCATAGTCCGTAGTAACCCTAGGTATTTCAATGGGTTACCTACCGTCTGTGTACTTTTTGAGTCCGTTGTCTACCTTTCTTTGGGAGAAAGGTAGCCAACTTGAGTTGTTTATATGGGTTTTGATCTGTAGGAAACGACTCTTGTATGTGTTTCCTTATATCCCAAACCCCTAACCCCTTGATTTAAAAAGCAAATCACCATGAAACCACCCATTGCCAAACCCTATTTTGACTACGTTTCGTACTGCCACAGACGTGGTCTACGACCAGCACCTCTGGTTACGTACACACAGATGCTTAAAGCAAACATAAACCCCTTCACAACTACATGGAGCTAATCATGCTACTCGTCATTGCTGCTTTCGCCTTAGTTGGCATCGTTCCAGGCTTCTACTTCGCATTCCCGTTTCTGGTTATCAACCTCGGGTTGCCGTTCATCGTCGGCTTTGCGCCGTGCTTTGTGCTGGTTGGCATCTTCTGCTGGTGCGTCCACCGCTACGAGATCAACGCCTACCGTTGACTGTGGTTTGCGTGAGCCTGTGGGCTTACGAGCCGAATTCTGTCTGGCTCTCCTGCGGAGAGAGCCAGCCAGCTTTCTCTTGTGTTTTTTGTTCTCAACCCTTTGTAAAGGAACCTCATCATGTTTTTCACCACCAAATCTTTGAACGCCAACGCTCCCACTCCCAAGCAGCTCGAGTGGTTCGCCAAGCGTCAACTGCAATGCCCTGCTACCCGCGAGGAAGCAAGCCAGATGATCGCCGTCGAGATCGCCAAGCAGGAAACCGCTCCTGCTCCCGACAATGTTCTAGGCGCTGCCTACATGATGGGCGTTGGCCTGGGCTGGTGCGGCAAGGAATTGCCTGGCGCTGGCATTCGCGAGGCGATGACCCAGGTCAAGATTCTGGAGTGCGTGCAAGCAATCCAGCGAGCCATGCTGGACGACAGCAAGACTCAGGACGACGTTGACAGCGCCGTCAAAATGCTGATGGCAACCTGCATGGAACGCTTGGCCAAGCCGATGGCTGTCGAGCGCCGTGTGGTGAACCAGATGCCCGTCGCTGAAGAAGCGCCGATGTAAGACAAAGGGGGTGGCTACGGTCACCCCTTTTTCTTTTTCAAAGAGCTACTCCCAATCCAGTATTTACACGAGAGGACACCGATGAATGACTGCACCTGACTTTCAATACGTTCACGACCAGTACTACCTGGCGATCGTCAATGACGGCACTTGGCACAACAACCTTCAGGCTGTGCTTAATGACCGCAACTTCAAGCCGTTCGTCACGAGGGTGGATGACTTCGCAGACATCCTGCGCAAGAGGCACAAGCTTGACGACCTCGACCTGAACCACAAGGTCTACATCAGGCTGATGGTGCTCGAGTACATGCTGAGCAAAGAGATGGTCCGCGCCAGGTTTGTCAACGACGACATCTTCTGCAAGCACATCAGCTATGCACACAGCCACGGCTTTGGCTGGCTTGCCAGCCGAGTGATGGGCACCAATCCCGCAACCCCCGAGGCCATCAATGGCCAACCAGAAACCCAACCTATCCAGGAGAACCCTATGCCTTCCATCGAAATCAAGAACATCACCTACATCAACAACGCCGACGTGAGAGCACTCAGCGACGAGCAGCTCATCGGCACCATCAAGAATATCGAGCTTGAGATTGCTGACCTGGGGCTGGTCAAGACCGAGTCGGTCAAGATCAAGGCCAAGATCGCCGAGTTGCAAGACACGCTGACCCAGGTCGTCGCCATCCTCGACGCGCGATGAGCCGAAGCGAGTCGGAATTCAGACGGTACTGCGAGCTCTGTACTGATGCGCAACTGCGCAACGTGTACGCCAAGGAATCGCTGGCCAGACGAAGATCGTTCGCGCTCATAGCAAGAGCGTTACTTTCAGAACGGGGATTAACCCCATGACAAGGGAGCTTCGGCTCCCTTTTTCTTTTCCAGAACCACTCCCGATTCAATATTTACACAAGGAGCAGGCATGACTCATCAGCCAATTCATGAATCCAACAAGTTCAACGGAACCCAGAAGGTCTACCGCTTCGCCAATGGGCGAGGAGCCAGCGTTATTCGGCACGAATTCAGCTACGGCTCAGAGCAAGGGCTGTGGGAGCTGGCCGTTGTCGTGTTCACGGGCGACCAATGGGGCGACTTCGATCTGGACTACACGACCGAGATAACCGACGACGTCATCGGCCGATTGACCTGGGATCAGGTCGAAGCGCTGCTCACCAAGATCGAAGCGATGCCTGGCCAGATGAAGGAGGCGGCATGACCACGACCCTCCAGTGCCCAGAGTGCAACAGCGACCGTGTGACGCTGGCCCACATCCAGACATTCATGGCGAACACGCTTGAGCACTACTGCCACAGCGTGAAGGTTCAAGACAGCGACTCGCCGTCCAGGTGCCTTGAGTGCGACTGGCGAGGACAACACGATCAA